TATTTACAACGATAACCGAACACGTAACGTATGGCCGTCCATAAACGACGGAAGATATTCTCCCACGTTATCAAATGCGGTTCCATGTACAACTCGTCTTCATCACCGCCATAACCGGGCCAATAGGTCAGGATAAACTGGTGTTCTGGCGAACCGCAACTGCAACTGATTAGTTTTTCGCGCGGGCTTCCATCTCGTCGAGCCATTGGTAGAATCCTTTCGCAGACATGTCGCGCTTGCTTGGATCGTCATGCCCATCGCACGCTAGGAAGATTGCCCAAACTGCCCCATTCAATGTCCCTGAAAGGTCGTACAGGTCTTCGCTGAACTTGAAGGCGCCAACAATGTTCTCGGCATGCCTTTCGGCCCACTTCTGGAACTCGGCGGCGAGCGGGGCCATTTCTTCTGAAGGGCTTTCTTTGCCCCCAATAGGGTTAGCCATCACATATTCTCCTTTACAATTTCCCAAAATCGCCCTGCGCTGTTCTCCAGGGCAGCAGGGTCATTCTCTAAATACCATTGCGACCCGATTAAGCCATTCAAGATTAACTCACATCCTGCGGCATCGGCCTCCACCACGGTTCTTCCAAAGCCATCAAGTACACGTGGCAGATACAGGAACTTCTCATAACCCGCCATTAGCTTAGGAACATCATCGTACCCAACGGGCCCGCGATACCACACATACTGTTCTTGACTCGGTATCGCCGTACCAGCACCATAGAAGTGGACAATCTCTTTGTGCGCCCTGGCCCAATGTACAGCCTCTAGAGTGCCCTTGTGCCGGTGCATTGCCCCAATCCAGATAATCCCTTCTCGCCTAGTGCTCCGTCTAGCAGCTTCTCTGAACCGCCCCAAGTCTACTGGCGGCGGGACGACTTCTGTTGGCACGTTTACAGGATACATGAAGTAAGACCCGTGAACCGGACTGTTGAAAATAACAACTTTGCTGTTGCCAAGAAACCACTCGCGTAGTTCGTCGTCACCTTCTGGCCACTGATCCCTTACCGATTTCACGACAGGTCTTTGTACAAAGCATTCGATGGCCGACGCATCGTATTCAGTCACATTCAGGGCAACGTAGGCGCCTACATCTGCCGCAATATCGTTTGGCGGGCAGGGAACAATTTCTGCCCAAGCAGGAGCCGCGGCAACAAGGGCGTCGCCAGAAAGCTCAGCGCCGCCGCGGAAACCAACTACCCCGTCCGCTACCCATCCTATGCGCATGTTTGCCCAAACCGAGCTTCTGGAATATCAAGTTTCAGCAAGTCTGTTGAACCATATCGGTCAATGTGTATCTGTACAATGTTGTCGCGCTCAGCACGAATCACAATGTGCGAATCCCGGTAAGTGGCGATGCCAAGACTCTCTAGCTGGTTAAATAGCTCCTCGCGACTAATGCCTATTATGGCCGTCGTGCCAATATGGTCAACGCGTATCCGCACAATTTCTTCGTTGATGCTAAGGGAAATCTCTACACACCGTGTCTCGTAGGGAACAATGCCCCTTCCCCACAACCAATAGATGAACTCCTGGCCCAATATGGGGTCTGCGCGCGTGTCTGTTTCAGCCATCTAGTGACTCTCCCTACAATCTCAACTTCTCAACCTATGACTATTTGATTCATGAGACCTCGCCCACCTCGTTACAGCGGCAACACGGCCGTCATTCTCTTGTTGTTCAGGATGCTCTTGAGCCTCGTACTCAGCATCGTCAACGGCATCATCAATAGCATCGCGTTCTGCGTCGCTAACTTCTAGTTCTTCGTCTGTGACTTTGGCCCATGCCTTGTTGCCCTGGCGGGGCCCAAACCCGTAAGTGCCTGGTGTCATGTTATGACGCTCTCCGCCCAAATTACATTAAATGCCGCCCACGCGTACGGCCACCCAAATTCTTTCTCATACATTATCGCAGGCCCGCCCACCAGGAAGGCTTGCATAATTCTCCTCGTCGTGGATACTGATTGCAGCCCTGCCCTATGTAATGCGTTGAATAGTTTTCTATAAATTTGCCAAGCCGCGAGGGGCGTTGAGCCATATGCGTATATATCATTACGCTCCGTATATACCGGAACGCTAATCTCTGCAATCGCGCTGCTAGGGATGAGTAGTACGGCATCCCGCGGCATACTGGAAAACTCATCGTCAGGCAATTTTGCTGCCCAGATACGATTTGACACAGCAGTCGCCAATGTAGAATCGCTTAGCAAAAATGTACGCAATAACGCAGGCGTGTTAATGAGATCGGTCATTTGGCTAACTTGCCCGCGAGCACATGGTAAAGTCTCTTGGCAACATTACTGAACCCTTGCACGGCTGCTTGACTCGACGGATAGAGCCACGGGTAAATATATCGATTTCCTTTGTGGCTCTGCCACCCCAGTTCGAGATCGACGTCGTAGGTTTGTCCGCCAGGCAACTTACTGAATACAGCAGCCTCAGCCAGGTGCTCAGTATCACGTATTACAGCCATCCCGATAGCGTCCCGCAATTGGCCTGTGTCCACATTCGGGAGAAAGCCCGGCCAGGTTTTGTGCGGATGTGGGCCTGGGCCTACCCCCGGCGAGACATTGTGCTTGGCTTGTGTTTGGACGGCTTTAGCAAGCTCTGTGACTACAGCTCGGGCGTACTTACGGCCCCCAAGCTTTAACTCCGCGGTATTTAATTGCACCGTAACGCTGCCAGCGATTCTTGTCATGGATTATCTACCTTGCCCACGATACATTTTACCACAGAAGCGATAACTTGTCAAGTGGGAGATACGAGATGTTTTGCACGCTTGTACTCTGCGATTTGACAAAATATCGATTATGGTGTATACTACCAGCACTATGAATAAACAAACAAACCTCGTTACGACTGCGCAAGCTGCTACCCAACTGGGCCTCACCTACTATCGCGTGATACAATTCATCCACGGTAGTCGTCTCCCCGCCGTGAAGCTGGGACGAGACTGGCTCATCCAACAGAAAGACCTCGATAAGTTTGCGGCTATCCCCCGTAAGACGGGAAGGCCGAGAAAGGCGAAAAATGATGGCTAACAAGCGTCGCCGCCGCCCTATTGTCTGTGGTGTCTACGAGATAAGAAATCTAACCACACAAAAACGATATGTTGGAAGTTCAAAGAATATTTTCCGTCGTTGGCAAGACCACAAATCTAGATTGGTTCGTGGTTTCCATCACTCGAAATACTTGCAGCGCGCCTGGTACAAACATGGGGCAGCAGATTTTGTACTCTCCATTCTAGAACTGGTTGATAGCGAGACCCACCTAATAGGGCGAGAACAATATTGGATGGACACCCTGCAATCCTTTGAGCGCGACAAGGGCTACAATGCTGACCCCATTGCTGGCAGCGAGCAGGGCATTACTGCCAAGGCCATTGGTTCCAATCACGGCCTGACAACGTTGACTGAGGCACAGGTAGCGATTATTAAACAGCGCCTTGCCCTTGGTGACACCCTGAATATGATTGCTAAGGATTATGGCGTTTGTTTTCAAACCATTAGCAATATCAAGCGCGGGCTTGTATGGCTACATGTGCCCAATCCCATACTAAGCGATGCCCAGAGACAAGAAGCAACAAGCCGCCACAAAAGACTGCGCAGTCTTCTAAGCCCCAAGACCAAGCTCGCCGAAGAAGACGTTATCGAAATTCGGCAACGCGCTGCCGCAGGCGAAACAGGCGTTTCCATCGCTAAAGACTACCCCGTTGGCTTTGGAGCAATTTGCGCCGCTATCAGCGGCAAGACTTGGAAGTCCACGCCAGGGCCCATCATACCTGATAGGAAGCGCGGCGAGGGTTCATCCTATGCCAAACTTACCGCTAAGGCTGTCTGCGAAATTAGATGCAGGCTAAAGAATGGCGAATCCGCGGGGTCCATTGCCAAAGATTATCCGGTAACAAAGTCCGCTATCGGACGCATAAAACTAGGACAAACATGGAGACGCCTTATCTGTTAGGGCACGGCCCTGTTGCAATAAACTTCAAGGTGCGAATCTGATCTCGCGCCAGTTCTTACAGCGACTAGCTCCGCGTTCAGGGTTAGCGCGCCATACGGTGAACTGCT